TTCGCCAGCCGGCCACCCATACGAGGACCGACCATGCCGCCCGTGATGGCGCCACCGAGAGCAGCCGCGGCCGTCGAGGCAACCGGATGCTCCGACGCGACGCCCTGGATGGTTGCCTGGGCCTTCGCCTTCGCGAGAGCCATGGCCTGCCCGAAGCTGCCGTCCTGCTGGCCCTCGAGCTCTTCTGCACGCTGCTGCGACGGTCCCGGACCCTTCCGGTTCGAGAGGGCCTGAGCACCACCAGCCAGAAGTCCGCCGGCCAGTGCGTAGGGTCCACGCTCCTTGGCCATCGAGAGACCGGCCTGACCCAGTCCCTTCGCGATGTCCATGGCGCCACCGACCTTGATGCTGACCTTGCCCTGGCCGCCCTCGCCACCACCAGGGGAACCCTGGCCGGACTCGGTTGCCGGGGATGCCTGACCTTGTTCGGGGCTCTGGCTCCTGGTCTCTGGCTGGTTCGCGCCCTCGGGAGGCGCACCGTTCTGGCCCGCGTTCGGGGTCTCGGACTGACCAGCAGGCCCAGCCTGCTCGCCACCAGGCTGAGCGTCCCCTCCCACGACCCCGCCACCGGAGGAGCCGTTGCCGGCGGGACCGGACGTCCCGGACGCCTCCTGGGCCCCCTGAGCCTGCCCAGCGCCACCCGTGATGTCCCCCGGACCACCAGGGGAGCCACCACCGTCCGCCAGCTCCCGGAGGGACTGACGGAGCTTGTCCATCGTGATGGTCGTGTCGGCCGCGAGCTGGCGGTGCTGGATGGCCTCGCTGTTCGCCTGGACAGCCTGCATGAGCGCCTTCGTGGACGTGTCCGTGGCGGACTGGAGGGTCTGCTGAGCCATCTGGATCTGCTGATCCTTCTCCTGCGCGGCCTGCTGAGCTTGCTGGAGCTGCTGCTCCATCTGCTGCTTCTCCGCCGCGACCTGCCGGGCCTGGTTCGCGTAGTACTCCGCCGCGTTCTGCTCGGCTGCCTGCTCGATCGCCTGATCCTGCGCGATCATGTTCAGGGCATCCTCGAAGGCGAGCTTCGCGCCAGCCTTCTTGGTGCGACGAACATCGAGCTCCTTGCCGAGCACCTTCCCGGCCTTGCCGGTGATGTGCTGACCGAGCGCGGCAGAGCCAAGACCCGAGAGCATCTTCTTGCCCTCCGGTCCGAGCTTCGCCCCGAGAGCCGCACCACCAGCCGCACCGAGTACGCGACCGAGAACGTCACCGTACTGCTCGCCTCGAGTACCTTCGTGCACGCGAGCCTTGGCCGCGAGGTTGGTCTCCGCCCGCTCCTTGCCCTTCTCGCTGGAGTCCTTCGCGGAAGCCATGACGGTCTTGCCCGCGTAGGCATCCTGCATCCGGCCCGTGGCTCCCTGGAGCTTGCTCTTGATGCTGCTCCCGAGGTTCCCGAAGAAGCCCTTGGTCTTGTCCACCGCGGACCCGAGACCCTGCTGCGCCTTCATGGCCGCATTCGCGACCGGTCCGCGCATCTTCGCCGCCTCGAGTCCTGCCTCCGCGTGGCCGAGCATGGGCTGCATGTGGATCGGCGCCGTCGACTTCGGAAGCATCCCGGCTCCCTCAAGGACGTGCTGAGGAACACCCGGGATGGCCTTCCCCTGGTGCATGATGGGAGCCGTGAGCGACATGGCCGACGGAGCCGCCTTGGAGAGCGGGACCTTCGAGACCGCCGAACGCGCGGCACCGCTGAAGCCACCCACGCGGCCCACGGCACCGCCGAAGCCCCAGGAGAGCTTCTCCTTGAAGGCCGCGAGCTTCTCCTCCGGGGTCATGTTCTCGAGGTCGGCGGAAGCCATGACCATCTTGCCGTTGCCGTCTCCACGGAACTTCCGAGAAGCTTCGTAGGCGTCGGTCATGAGGTCACCACGAGTACGTGTCGGAGCCGTCTTCACGGCCTCGGCACCACCGCTGACCATCGACTTCGCCTTCGAGACCCAGTCCTTTACCGCAGCCTTCTTCTTCTTACCAAGAATGCCTTGCTTGGCAGACGAGTAACCCTTTCCGGCGGCCATGCCAGCCAGTAGAGCGGTGGGGATGTACCCTGCCTCGATCACGCTTGAGGCTCCGGGGTACTTGTGGGCCAAGGCGTTTCCCAGAGCGCGTACGCCTTCTGCTCCGGCAATGCCTGAAAATCCGCCGCCAATCCAGTCGTCGCCACCTCCGATGACCCCACCAATCACGCCCGGCAAGTTCGCGGTCTTCGCCTGACCGAGATCCGGGTTCGGGGTCGCGCCTTCGTCCGGCGGACCACCACCCGCCATCGGCTGAGCCGGGAGCGTGTTGGCCTCCGGGGCTCCGGTCGTGACCGAAGCTCGAGCCTCGTAGGGAAGCAACTGCCAGAGCTCGTCGAGGTGGTGCTGCTCGGTCGTGAGGTACTCCTCGACCTTGTACTTGGTCGGGTTGTCACCACACATCGAGTGGAAGACCTTCCACTTCGCGATGCCCTCCTGCTCCATCCGGATCATCGTCTTGATGATGTCGACCGGATCCGTGCTGGCCGGAGGCGCGGGGATGTCGTCGAGCTGAATGGCACCGCCCAGGACAGACATCCGCTTCATCAAGAACTGAGCGTGCTCGAGCTCGTTCTCGGCGTGCTCCTCGAACTCCTCCGCGATGCTTCCGCGCTCGGTACCACGGAGAGACTCGGCGTACGTCTGGTACGCCACCATGGTTTTGAACTCGTTGTTCACCATCTCGCCGAGCAGCTTGAGCACTTCCTCCGGAGAAGCCTCGAACTGGCCCTCGAGCGACCCGGTCTCGTCGGGCTGCTCGTAACCAGAGGCGAACTTCAGCTTGTGGAATGCCGCGGCGGCCTCGGCGAGCGGAACGTCCTTGGAGAGGATGCGATCGAAGGTCATGGCTCACTCGTAGGTGTAGACGACGTGGCAGTTGTCGTTGGAGGAGTAGGAAGACAGGTAGTAGGGCGCCACGGCAGGCGCGGTGTACGGGGACCCGTAGACCTTCCCGGTCGTGTTGTCGTCTGCGTAGAAGCCCAGGATGACGTTGGCGTCGTTGCTGCTAGCCCCGAGCCCCTGCTGGTTCAGCGTAAGCCCGAGCGCCGCCATGGCAGTCCCACCAAGAACCTTCACCTTCTTGGTGCCGCCAGCCGCGTTGGTCTGGATGTGGAGCAGGTTCGTACCGGACACGCTCGCGAGCGCGTTGGCGATCACGGCATTGATCTGAGAGACCAGTGCTGCTCGGTTACCCGGAGCCGCGAAAGTCACGAGAGGCTGCGCGACCGTGTTGATCTCGAGCGAGAGCGTGAGCCCATCCACGGTCCCGCCGGCACCGTAGGTCAGGGTGTTGAGGTCGACCGAACCGTTGATGAACGCGAAGCCACCAGGTGGGCTGGCGGAGACCACGACACCGGTCGTCGGGGTACGCTCGATGATGCCGAGCTTCCCGCTCATGAGGTTCTTGACCAGAAGCCCCGGAGCCGCTGCTTCGATCTGTGTCTTGACCTCGGCGTAGCGGAGGAAGTTGTTCGGCAGGGCGCCAGCCACGAACGTGACCGACACGGCAGGGTTCAGGAAAGTCAGGGTAGAACCGACAAGGTTCCAGGCACCTGGAGGACCCTCGGGCTGAGGACTCGAGAGGATGTGGCCGCCTACGACCCCTCCCTCGAGGAAGTGGGCCATCTCGTCGATCGTTACGAACTTGTTTACCTTGATGAGAGCCATGTGCGTCTTCTTTCCTCAGTGCGTCGCAAGCTGCTCTGGAACGACGTTGTGCGATCCGCAGTCCGCGCAACGAAGAACGCCACCCTTGCCATGACGACCGTGTCGAAGCTGAAGGTTGTCGATGTGGTTGTGCGACCGGTTGTTGTCGATGTGGTGGACGGTCTCATCATCACGGAGAGGGCGACCGATGTAGCGAGCCATCACGAGGCGGTGTTCAAAGACGTAGCCGCCGGCTTCGCCGTGACCTTTCTGCGCCATCTCGAAGAACTGGTCATCAGGGCGCAGCCAAACATAGACGTAGCCGTTCTCGTCCATGTGACGACCGCCTTCCCAGGCATGATGGTCCTCACCGTACCGGAAGCCAGCAGGACGAATATCGACACCAGCTTCACGGAGGTAACGCGTCACCGTCCCGCTGTTGACGTCGTATTTCTCTCCGATCTCGGTTGTGCTCATCCCGTTTCCGTAGAGTTCCACCATTTCATCGATCTGTATGGGCGTGACGCCGCTACGACGACCAGTTCGGACGAGCTCAAGGCCCATCCTCTTCATGGTCGCGTAGAGAGTCTTCACGGGAACATCGAGCGTCCTCGCGATGACCGAAGCGGCGTGCCCTTGGTTGTGCAACTCGATGATCTCCTGCTTTTGAACTTCGTTGATTCGTCGGTGGTTGGCCATGAACCAGAACTACTAGGTGCAAGACCAATAAGGAAGAGTAGCGCTAATACATGGCGTAACACGCGTTGACAGCCCAGTACTCGCTGAAGACGCCCGAGTTTCCAGGACCCAGGATGCCTTCGATGTTGAACGAGACCTTGACCCTCTGCTTCATCTGCTCGGTGAACGATCGGTAGTACTGCAGCCACTGCATCAGCATCGGGGTCTTGTCGTTCACGCCGACGTTGATGCCACCGTTCGAGTAGTTGAGGTGGTTCCTCGTCTGCAGGAGACCCACCGACTCGATGAGTGCGATGACCGTCATGCGGAGCAAGAGGGCCTGCTGGTTGCGACCAAGCAGGTCCTCGAGGGATGCGGTCCCGAGGAAAGGGGGAGTCCCGTTGAAGTCCGAAAGAGCATCCATCACGGCCCAGGCGATCTGCCTGTCCGTTGACTCCTGCCCACGAACGATACGGTTCAGCTCCGGCTGGTCGCGCATGTACGCACGAACCATTTGAACGAAGGCGCGAAGCGTAGGACTTGCTCCGGGAATCCCCTCGAGTGCCATGGTAACCGCCTCTTGTTCTTCTTGTTGCTGACCGGCTGCGGGAGAGGCTCGGGAATCTCTTCCTCGACTGCCGCGTCAACGGGCGCAGCATCCTCCGCCACGGGGGCGAAGTCGGGATTCGCGAGCATGGGGTCTTCGTTGAGGCCGAGCTCCGTACCGACCATCGGCTCCGTAGCCGCGATGGTGGTCTCGGCCGGCGGCGGGGTGTCTTCGTACGGCGGGGGCTCCACGACCTCGCCCGGGTTCGGGGCGTACTGCAGGTGGAAGGTCTCGCCCGGCTTGAGGTCGTTCTCGATGCTGTCGTCCCGGAACTTCGGGCTCGGGGGAAGCGGGTCCGGCGTCTGGGCCGTGAAGGTCTCGAGGTCGAGCTTCCTGCCGTCCGGCGTGAGAACCTCGCAGATGCCCTGAGCCTGCAACGTCTTGAGGTGCTCGATGTTCCGGCGAACGTCGTCCTCGCTGACCTGGAGGGTTCGACCCGGGACGAGACGCTGCTGCGTGTCGAGCACGTACTGGACGCGTCGAACCGCAGCAGGAGCGGCGTACCGCTGCGTCCGCGTCTGGACGGAACGCACCGTGCTCTTGATCTGGAACGTGGAAGGCGTGCTGCTGATCTCGGTCTGCATCATGACTTTGCGGTCTCCTGTGTCGTCTTCTGGAAAGTACCACCATGAGGGCAGTACCCGAAGTGCCCAAGGGCGAAGTTGCAGTTGAAACAGAGTACCCGGAAACCTGGCGGGTAGTTGTTCTGCTTGAGCCAGAGGTACGTGTGAGACCCAGACATCTGCTGCGACGTACCGTTCCAACCCCTCTCTTTCAGCATCTCCCGCCTGTGTTCAGCACCGTTCTTTTCAGTATGGTCGATCGTCAAGAACTCGATGTGCTCTTCACCACAACAGATGCAGTAGGCACCTCCGTAAGCTGCCATGGCAGCCAACTTCAACTTGCGTCGACGGTTCTTGGAGGTCTCGCTGTATCGATCCTTGTTTGCATGATGTCGATCGAGGTGAACTTTCTTACACCCCAAACACAAAGTGCCGCTCCCCGGGAGAGGAGAGCGGCACTCGATGCAGCGACCTTCGGCTCGTAGCTTTTCTCGGCGGGCCGCCACCGCCTTCTTCCGACACCCCTTACAGGTGCTCCGACTCTTCGAGTAGAAGGCGTCGGCGGGGAAGTTCTCTTTGCAGGCGGCGCAGGTTCGATGTTCCATGCCCCAGGCCATACAGCGCCCAGGACATGGAAACAATCAGAACTGCGACACCTGTGGAAACCGGAGGCCTTGGTCCACCCGGTTGTTCGGAGCACCGAGGGCGTCCTCCGAGACCGGCGTGAAGTTCGCGATGAGACCATCCGCGTTGAGCGACGTGGCGTCGGCCGAGTACAGCTCGAGCTTGCGCACCGCCGCGACGTTGATGACCGACATCGCGATGTCCTCCCAGGCCTGGAAGGAGATCATGTTCGCCACCTTGTCGATGTAGAACTTCGTGTTGTTCAGGACGTAGAACTTCCCGAAGAACTCCGGCCGCGTGAAGACGTACACGTTGCCGGGACGGAGGATGTCCGTCTTGACGGTACGGATGTACGCCAGCCCCAGGAGGGTGTTGTACTTGTAGCCGTCGACCGCCGTCTCCGACTGGAGACGATCGCCGAAGTCCTCGACCGTCCACTGGAGCAGATCGTCCCAGTCCGGCTCCGTCATGAGCAGACGCTCTGCGCGGAGGCGGTTGGTGTCGAGCAGCTTCCGGAGGTTCACGCTGTCCGGACGCTGGATGGGGCGAACCACCGCGTCGTTCGTGAGGGCCGTGCGGGCGAGCTCACCCTTGCGGACCGAGAACTCGACGACCGTACCGGCCGCGATGGTCGTGCGATTCAGGGACACCACCGAGCCGCCGTTGGCCTCCGTCTGGAGGGCCTGCACGGCCGACTCGATGTGGATAGTGAACTCCCTATCCTCGATTTCCTGAATATCCTTCACCGAGTTGTCCTCGATGATCTTCGTGATGGGCATCTCGTAGGCGAGAAGCTCCTGCTCCGTCTTCTGGAACATCTCCGAGGAGATGGTGAAGAAGGCGACCTCGGCGCGTTCGCCGCGGATGAAGCGAGCCGAGGGCTGACCACGGAACGTGATCGCCAGCGCCCGGCTCTTCGGCTCCACGTCCACGATCTTGACGAGCGTGTCGTGGTTGACCGAGCGCTGGCAGTCAGCGCGGGTGATCTGCTGCGGGGGAATCACCTTGCGGGCGAAAGAAACCTCACGGAGGCGGTCGCGGATGTACGTACCGCCGGCCTCCGCGAGCTTCTCCTTGCCCTCGGCGCTCCCCAGCTTCTGGGTGAACATGTCGTTGAGAACTCGCGCGGGAACGCTCATGATCTTTTCCTTCCGTTCTTCTTCGTCTGGTTTCGGGCGGGTCGGGGGCTAACTGACGCCAGCCCTGGATGAAGCGGAGCTTGCCGCCGTTGTTGGCCGGCAGACGGATGACGTACCCGACGACCGGGTTGGTGTCGGCCGCTCCACCGTGACCGACGAGACCCGTGAAGTTGCGACCACTGAAGGTCACCGTGGCGACCTTGAGCGGCTGGAGAGCCGTCGTGATCGCAGCACCACCACCGACGACCGCCGTCGCGTCGAAGATGCGGGTGTCGCACTCGTACTGACCGAGGAAGAGCAGGGGCGCCTTCGTGCCCGCCACGGCCTGCACGTCGTACCGACCGCGCTCCGCGAACAGGGGGAAGGAACGGACCGTAGCCGCGTTGCCACCAACAGCGATGTTGGAGGCGCGGATCATCTGGCCGCTCGTGTTGAGGGTCATCCACTCACCGTCGACGAGGGCCACAGCATTGGTCGGCTGGGCCAGCGTCGGGTCGGCGAGCGGGAAGTCACGACGGTGAACCGTCATGATGTCCGAAGTGGGCTCGAAGTTGACCTTGCTGAGAGTAGACATGAACGCTTTCTCCTTCTACCGATGCCGCTGGCCTAAAGACATGATGACGGACTCGAAGCCCGACTTGTCGCCGCTGTGATTCTTGTCCTCGTCCGAAGACTGGGACGCGAGCTTGCTCCACATGTCGGGACCGACCATGTCGAGAGCCGTCTTGACGCTTTCGAGCTGACCGGCTTCCGCCTTCTTCTCGAGGGTCTCCACGAGAGACTCCATGGGCTCGTTGCTGACACCCTTGGCGTGCATGATGGAGGCGATCTTCTCGCACTCCTGCCGACGCTCGAGACGCGCCAGCTTCTCCCGCAGGTCGTCACGCTCGGCAGTGACCAAGCGAAGCTGCGTTGCGGCCTCCTTCGCGAGGCCGGACACCTTCTCCATGCTGAGCTTCTCCATAACTGAACCTCCTCGATGAGCTTCTGGAACAGAGCTCGCGCCGCCGCGACCTTCACCTGGGCGCTCGCGACCTTGGGCCCCGCCTGCGAGGTGTTGTCGAGGGCCACCTGCAGGGTGTTGTCGTGGGCCGCCGAGTCCATCGGCTCGCTCAGCCACTTCTTCATGTCTTCCTTGCGGTTGGCGTAAGCCTGACCGCGCGTGAAGCTGATGGCCGCCTCGTTCGAGCTGATGAGGCTGGTCGGTCCCTTGGGAGGACCACCGGCCGGAGCACCGCCGGACTGGCCGGACTCGCTGGTCTCCGGAGCCACCGCGGCGCCAGCGGAGATGTGCGCGGGGTTGGCCGCATCCTCGGCGACCTTGATCCCGAGACGACCGAGGTTCTTGTTGAAGAGGTCCTGGGCCTCTGCGGTCTTCGGCTTGAGGACGTCCGGAACACCTCCCGGCGTCTTGGCCATGAACCCGCGGACCCCACCCTTCGCCTTGTCGAGAACCGGAGCGACCTTGCCCGTGGTCGCCTTCATGAAGTCACGGACGCCGCCGGCCGCCATCTTGTTCAGCCGCTCGAGGTTCGCCTCGGCGAGCTTCTCGGGCGTGCTGCTTCCGGCTCCCGGAGGAGTGGAGGCGTTGGTCTGCAGCGCGTTCTTGGGAGCCGGCTGCGACTGAGCGGAGCCCTTCTCCTCGGGAGTCGTCATCGGGACGACGTTCTTCGAGGTCGCCTGACCCTTGTGGTCCGGAATCTTGCCCGAGGCGGTTGCCTGCGTGACCTCGAGAGCACCAGGACCCTTACCGGGCTCCTGCTTGGTCTCGGAGATGTGCGCGGGCGGAGCCGTCGCGGCGGACTCCTTCTCGAGCTGGTCACCGACGTAGTCCAGCGCGTCGGCGATCTTCAGGACGTAGTCGGTCGAAACCGACGCCGTCTTGCCCTTCTCTTCCTTCTTCTTGGCATCCTTGTCCTTGTCGGACTCGGACTGCTTGGATGCTTCCTCGGCGAGTTTCGCTCGCGAGAGGGCCCCCGCCTGAGCGGCCTTGAGCATCCCCTGCAGAGACATCGTGTGGCTGGCTGCGTGGTTCATGGTCGATCCGTACTTCGGTTGGAGAGCTTTCTCTTCGGCGGCCCCTGCATCAGGAGACGGGGGTGCGACTGAGTTCACCCGGGAGTAGTTCGTTCGAGGAGCGGTTCCTGCTGGACCCTTCTTCCCTGCAACCGGTTGCGGGGTGATCTGGACCTCGGGAATCGGAGCCGATCCTGCGGGAGGGGGCGTGACCGGGAGAGTGTCTCCCTGTGCAGTCTTGATCGCCACGCCCCATTCCCTTTCCTCTCAGCCCCAGTTCACCGGAAGACCGACCATCTCGAGAAGCTCGAGCGCCCGAATCTCCATGCCCTGCTCGAAGCTGGTCGCCGACGCGACCTTGGACTGCTCGTCCGCCGGGAGGCCCAGCGTGAACAGCGCGTCGAGCTTGCCGCCAACCTCCTCCGGGTCGAACCCGGCCTCGGCCGCCTTGTAGAGCGCGAGCTCCGCCGCGACCTCGTCCTGCGCGGACGCCTTCTTCTTCTTGCCGTCCTTGCCGCCGTGAGCCGCCGCCGCACCAGCCGCAGCACCGGTCGCAGCACCGGCACCGAAGGACGCCTTGCCCTTGTGCTTCTCGAAGAGCGCCTTCGCCTTCGAGGCGAGACCCGGCTTCACCCACTTGCCCTTGTCGGGAACGTGGACCATCGCGCCGGCTTCCTTCTCGGTGCCCTCCTTGGAAGCTGCCGCCGCGGTCTTCTCGGCCTCCTCGCGGATGTACCCGAGCTCCTGCGCGAAGCTGTGGGCCATGATGCGTCCCATCATGTCCGCCTCGGCGACCTTCGCCTGGGCTTCCTTGGTCAGGTCGAACTCGGCCTTCGCAGCCGCGACCTTCGCCTGAGCCTCCTTGTCGCCATCGTCCTTCTTCTCGGGAGCCGGCGGCGGAGCCTTGTGGCCGTGCTTGTGGCCATGCTCGCCGTCCGCGGCGATCTTCGCCTGGAAGGCCGTGTACAGCTCCTGGACCTGCTCGTCCGTGTACGCGTTGAGGTCGATGCCGTTCTCGGCAGCCAGCTTGGCGAACATGCCAGCTTCGGCGAGCTTCTCCTGATCGTCGTCGATGGAGGGAGCTGCGGTTCCGTACGCCTGGCCGAGGAATGCGTTCATGGTCATGGGGAGAACTCCACTAGTGGATCGTTTTGCTGAACGTGTTCTTCGAGGGGTGTCCCCTCTCCACGCCGGCGTCACTCGCCGGAACGCTGCTTACCTCATCCTGGAATGCCAGCTTGAAGTACGCCGCGGACAGAGGAGTGAATAGCTTACCCACCGGGGCAGAAGCAACCTTGACCAGATCAGAGTCACGAAGACCTGACTGAGACAACATGCTCTGGGACTCGGGGATCAAGTTCATCACGTTCTGTCGGTAGCTGTTATACGCAGCACCTATCTTACGCAGTACTTCGGGAGAAAGAGAAGAGCGGTCCTTATCTTTGCTCGAAGGGGCATCTTTTGAGTCACCCCTTCCAAGCAGGATGATGACCCGTTTCTCCACTGCTGGACCGAAGCCAGAGCGCTCACCGAATAGAGGCATGAGCAGCTTCGCGAGAGCCGAACTGAAGCCTCCAGAAGCAAACGGAAGGTCACTCTGCTCTTCGACTTTCGGGAAGGTCATCCCGATGTCATCCAGGTGATCGGCCATCGGCTTGGAACCTGTGTTGACCAGGATGACTCGCTGAAACTCTCGAGGACGAAGAATCATCCCCATCCCGGTCAACGTGGACAGCGACTCCCCGAGAGGACGGGAACCAAGAAGGTCCAGAAGCTCTCGAGGAAGCGAAGGTTCGTGCTTCGTCATCAGCGGTACTGCCTTCGAGGCAAACTGAGACGGGAAGACGTCCTTCGTGATCTCGCCTTCCTTGTCCTTCGCGTCCTTGAGCAGAGCAACCTTCATGGTCTCCGCTGCGGCCGTCTTCTCCGTGTCGTCCGAAGAACCGTACTCAGCTTCCCCGGCTTCACTTCCAGGAAGGAAGAAGTACTGCTTCGAGGCGATCTTCATCATGACCTTGGCGGTCTTGTCGGCCCCGATGAAGACGAAGCTGATGTCGAAGAAGCGCGGGTAGTCGTTGTAGACGAACACCTTCCTGCCATCAGGCAGGATCTTGTTCATGCTCTTGAGCGCGTGGTCACAGTAGTCCGCTCGAGTAATGGACAGACCGCGAATCTTTCCCCGCCCGCTCCAGGTAACCTTCCCGTTCTCGTCCGTGTGCTTCGTCTGGGTGCTGCGGTGAAAGTCCAGGACAGCTTCGCCGGGATGCTTGTGCTTCCCCTTCACGAAGGTTGCCTGAGCCTTCTTGTACATGTCCCAGTCGAGACAGATGGAGCAGGTATCGAAGGGAACCTTGCAACCCATCGAGACGTCCGGGAACCCGCCGACCTTCAGCTTGTCCCAGACGCCTTGCCCGCCGTGCTGGACGCACTTGTCCTTGTCGACACGGGTCACGAGCTCCACGCGCTTCATCTTGTCGTTCCAGGCAGCAAGCTCGACCTCGCCGAAAGCTTTGGCCGAGTCCTTGTTGCGATGGTGCGCGTACGGATGAGCGTCGTAGAAAGTCGGGAAGCCGTAAGGCCAGGTCTTCGCCCGGATCCGATCGATGACAGGGTTCCCTGTCCAGTCGTCTGGACGGTGAATGAGTGCGGCCTCAGGGAAGTAGTCCCCGTTGATGTTGGAACCCCACCACTCTCCGGCACCCATGGCGTTCATGAGCACGTACTGAGCGTCACTCTGGGGTCGCAGGGTGGCGATGTACTTAGCCACCTCCGGCAACAGGTCCGGCGCGGCTACCTTCTCCAGGAAGGAGTCAGTCTCCTTCGTGAACAGGGGTACCGCGACCGGACCGGCCGCAGCCATCGAGGGGAAGAAGGCCAGCTTGATCATGAACGCAGGCTTGCCTTGAACCTCTCCAGGTCCTTCTGGTTCCCGTGCCGAGCCTCCTCGACTTCCATCTGGTTCTGGAGGCCCATCCTGGCCTTCGCTTCCTCGAGAGACATGGCACCCTGCTGCTGACGCTCGAGTTGCTTGCGGGACTCGTCGTTTTTGGCGCTGTCACTCCACCCAGTACGTGCACCCTCCACTGCGCCACGACCGAAGGCTTCGGAAGCCACACTGGGGCCGAACTTCTCCTTGTGCTGGAGAGCCTCGAGCACGATCCCACCGGCAGTGTCTGGCGTGGACTGCATGACACGCCGCATGTACTGCCCGGCGATCATGGGGTCCCTGGTGATCTCGGGAGTGACGGAACGAAGAGAGCTGAACGCCAGGTTGAACTCTTTCGGGCGAGCGCTCAGATGCTCGTGCAGATCCGTGTTGAACGGAGACTGCATCATCTGGTTGAAGTCGCGCTTCTTCGTGATGGCGTTGAAGATGTGGGAGGCAGCAGGCACAAGGGCCGTGAGTGCTCCACCAACCACTGCCGTTCCAGCACCTTGTGCCAGTGCGTCTCCGAAACGACTCCCCAACCCTTTGCCGAGACTGGCCTTCTTCTCGAAGAAGACATCGAGCGGATTCTTGCGCATCTCAGTACCCTCCGTAGCCCTGCATCATCGCCATCGGACCGCCGTACTGCGCCCGAAGGTTCGCCTCGTACATGTCGTTCTCCTGGGTTCCGGGAACGTACGACTTCAGCTTCTGCATGGTGGGATTGTCTCCCGCAGCGCTCAGGTGCTGGAGTGCGCGGTACCCGACAGCTCCGGCTGCAGCGTGCGGGACATGCTTCACCGCGGTCTCGGTCACGCCCTTCATGGTCTTGGCGTAGTCGTGACCCTTCCCGAACATGATGTTGCCAGCTCCCTCGGCCAGGTTGCCCGCCACCGGGGCGGCCTTCTCGGCGAAGAAGTCGCGGACATGCTGAACGGCTCCCTTCGGGGGTGGCGGGGCCTTCTTGCCACCGAACAAAGCCTTGAGACGGTCCATCCACCCAGCCGTCTTCTCCGTGCTGCCCGGATTCTTGAGGAAGGTGTCCATCTCCTCGAGGCACGATGCAGCCTGGTCTCGGCACGACCGAATCTCCGCGAGCTTCTCGAGCGCGAGAGAGTGGCCGGCGAAGAGAACCATGATCGGGTGCTCGGGGTTCACCATGCGCTGGCTCCCCACCTTCTCGATCGATTCCCCGACAGCGTCGAACGAGTTGAAAACACCGGACTGAACCAGCGCACCGGAGATCTTCTCGAAGGCTGCTTGGACGAAGATGGGCTCGTCCACGAACGTGCTCCAGGCGTAGACCACGTCACCCAGGGACATCCCAGACATCGCGGCCTGCTTGACGTGCTCGGTCAGCTCTTTCCCGAGGTCGTCGTAGATGGTCTCGAGCCCGCTGAGCTCCGAACTCCAGTGGTCGTGCAGACCGGCCAGCTTGTCGCGGAAGTCGATGGCAGGTCGCATGGGGTCAGCCTGGTCGAGAACCACCGGCTGGCTCGGCTCGAACATGCCCCAGAAGTCCGACTCGTGGTGCGCCGCAGACGCCCGCTTCTCGCTGGGAGCAGACGCGTAGTCCGAGTTCCCGGTATCGAAGACCGTCCCGCCACCACCATCGTTGAGGTCCTGGATGACCCGAGAAGCGTCAGCAGGACCGCCGCTGAACTCGATGATCTTGTGCCCCGCCTCTTTCTTGAAGTCGCTCAGGTAGGCAGCGGTGTTGGTGAACTCCACGACCCGGCGAACCTGCTCCGGAGAGAGTCCAGCGTGCTTGACGGTCATCACGACCGCATCCGTGAGGTTCTTGGCCTGTCCCCCCTCGACGGCAGCCGCCGCTCGCTTTCCCATCGCCTCCAGCTCCTCGCCAGAGATCGAACGGGAATGGGACTGCTGAATCGACCACTGGGCAGGAAGATCGTGCATGTCTTGCTCCGATGTCAGAAACTCCCCCAGTAGTAGCACATGGTTCACGCCAAACAGAAGCATGGGTCTGACGAGCTGGTGACCAAAGCCGAGGCAGCCAAGCTGCTTTGCGTGCCTCCTCGAGCGGTGAGTCGCTTGGTAGAACGCGGCATCCTGGAGCCGGTAAAGCAGCGCGGGACGAAGATGTGGTTCGACCTTCGTGACCTATCCGCCGCTTCCGATGCACTCGATCAGAAGCTGAGCTTCTCCGGAATCCTGGAGATGAGTACCAGGGCACACACCGCTGCTGCGCGTGTGGAGCGAAAGCTGAACGCCTTGCTGTTGTTCTTCGGCTTTGAGGAGCTTCGTCCCCAGGTGACCAAACCCGAGATAGAGGCGAACGAGCTCCGTGGGCAGGACCTGATCGCACTCGGGGCCTCGAAGATGACCCCGTCAGACATGATGATGTGGGCACGCACGATCATGCGTGTCGATGACAACTACCTGCGTTTGTCGGAGTACTACCTCCGCAAGGGGGACCCATGGGTGGTCCTGCTCACCGGGACCAACAACCTGATCGCCACCATCCCGGTCGATGAGATGAGCGAGCCCGACACGGCCATGGCGGTGTCCATGCTCTCTCACGCCAGGAAGCACCTCATCTCTGAGGCGTACAACTACTGCAGGTACAGGTACGGGAAGAAGATCGCTGACATGAGCTTCCCGGACAAGATGCGCGGTGAGATGAACGACATCATCAGCGCGTTGATTCGTACCTAGTGCACCTCGAGGGACTTGAACCCTCAACAAACCGACTCCATTCGCCGGGTGCTCTACCGATTGAGCTAGAAGTGCTTGGTCGGTTCGGTAGTACACCGTCTTCCGAAGAAGGTGATGCACTACTCGAACCGGTGGCCGGGGCTGGCATCGAACCAGCGACCTCCGGTTTTCACCGGCGCTCTCGCTGAGCTACCCGGCTATGACTACCGAAGAAGCGGTAGGCACGACAAGTAACGTCGCAGCGACTCCTTCCTGGCCGGGAGCAACCCTACGGCCATCAGGGCACCGTTGTACGGCGCGTCCGGTTCGTAGATACGAACCAGCTTCACTCCAGCCTTTTCCAGGCGAACTGCCTCTCGCTCGAGCGCCTCCTCGGTAGGAACCTCGAGAGCGATGGCGTACGTTCCCGAAGGAAGATTGCCTGGACTGCTTTCGCCCGCCGCGTGGATCACCTGCGCTTCCAGCAGGCCACGGGGTAGGTCCGCTCGCACGATCACGTAGTGCGTCAGCGGGTTATGGGCTTCGGTGCCGGCGTAATGGGCAGGACGAGGTCATGGCTCAAGAGGTACTTACCGAGACGCGAACTGTCAAGGCCACAACGATCAACCCTGCCACAACGGTCCCGAGTACGACGACTGGATACCTCCGCGGTTCCGGTCCTCTCGCAGCGGCGCGATGACGTCCGGACGAGGGAAGCGGATCATGGAAGCCAGGAAGCAATACAGCACCGAGTGGAAGGCATCGTCGGTCCTATCCTGACGGTGGTTGTACTGGATGATGCGGAGCTGCTCGTTGTACTCCGAGAAGATGTTCGTGAAGTCTTTCGCGTAGGGTTCCTGGAACTCCTCCCAGTTCGGGAACTCCAGAACACCACCGCGCTTGATGGCGTTGAAGATGTCGCTCATGACCTCGCTTCGAGCTACCTGGTAGCGACGGAAGGTCTGGTTGAGCATCACCTTCTTCTTGATACGCTGCATGTACTGAAACTTGGCCAGCTTGTGAGGGCCGAACTTACGCGTCAGTACGTCGTTCATGTGAAAGCCGCCACCATAGTCGGCTCCAATGAGGAACACGTTGAACCGCTCGAGTAGCTCAAGAATGAGCTGCGTCTGGTACGGAATCTCCAGCTCCTGACCCTCGAACCGGTGGATATAGAAGATACGGAACTTGTTTCCGTCGTAGTACGTACCGAGGCTGATAACTGTGTAGCTGTTCTCTCCAGTACCCCAATCGATCCCAGCGAACACAGGGTGCTGATAACCTGGGTGCTCATACTTCTTCAGATGCTCCTCGGTCATCTGAACGTTTTCAGAGCAGCACGCCTTCACCTGCGCGCTGCTGAGCGGGCGCAAGCCGGAGTCGAAGGAGACTCCGAGAACCTCGTTGAAGAACTTGTCACGAGGATACCGGCGGTAGTCCAGGATGATCTCTTCCCACGGCTTCCACGGAACCATGAGCTGCGAGATGCGGTAGCTCTCGAACGCGGCGTCTGCGGTGGCGTGAGCCCAGGTAGCTTCCGGGTGCTGCGGATGAATCTGCTTTCCGCACCTCTCGCAGATGAGGGAGTTCCTTCCGATGTTGCGCTCCCCGAGGATGTTCCAGAACCGACCTGGCCCACCCTTCACGCTCGAGCCACAGGAGTCGCAGGGGACCATCCACTCACCCTGCGTTGACAGAGGCTTCCCACGGGCAACACCAGAGCGATAGAACTCGATGTTGTTGTCGAGGCTCTTGGGTGTGCCCGAGTATACGAACTGCTTCAAGTTCGCCGGAGCGTGGCTGGTGCACTGCTCGATGACCGGGATGTTGTCCGAGAGGAGGTCCTGGAACTCGTCCAGCTCGAGCATGTAGGCGGGGATGCCGCGCGTACGGTCGGCGTTCAAGAACGCGTTGCGCAGCGTGATCTTGGAGAAGTTGTTGAACTGCTTCTCGAAGATGTTCTGCGCCATCATGTGAGCCGCGAACGACTTCAGGGTCGGACTCGTCTCGATAGGCTCCTTGATACGGTCGTTCGAGAACGTCTTGGTCTGCGTGCTGGTGGGCGAGACGTAGAGCGTCTTGTACCCAGGAATCAGGCAGGACATCCCGATGGCCTTGTTGCCGAGGAACGTCGACTTCTCGACCTGTCGAGCACAGAACAGGAAGATGCGCTTGGACGGCGTGT